GGTAATGGTAGAAAAGATCAACCACGCGAAATTTGTGGATGTGGTCTATGAACTGATGAGAGCTGGGGACGAGGGCTTAACTTGTTTCCAGCTCGGTGAAGTAGCAAAGTGCAGCCACTACACAGCCCAACGCTTGATGCGTATGTTTCGTGCAAGAAAGCTAGTCCACATTTCTAAGTGGGCGCTTGATGCGAAGGGCAGAATAAACACTCCTGCTTATGCGTGGGGTATGGGGGAAGATGTGGTTCGAGTACCGCTTACAAGGTCTGAGATCCACCAAAGGTATAAGAAAAGAAAGCAACTTGCCAAAGGGCCAACTACCCGACAACGCAATGCTGCTATGAAGATATTGTTTTAGTTTCGACGCTGCCGGGGGACTCATCAATATGGCACATGTTGCCCCTCCGACTCGGCAGAGAATAAGAAGTGGAGGGGGTAATACTTCCTACCAGTGCTTGCATTGGTCACACTCAGTAACGTCAATGGGAATGTGCCTCGGCGTGACCGCGGGAGAGACCGCCCTAACATTGGAGATTTTATGCTCATCGATCGAAACATAGTGCGGCAAAGAAACAAGGTCAACTTGACTGACATGCTTGCCAAAGTGGAAAAGACTACATATCACGACATGGGTGATGGACAAACAACCTTCTGCTGTCTTCATTTGAGGAACGGCTATAAGGTATGGGGTCATAGCGCATGCGTAGATCCAAAGAACTTCAATAAAGCTATGGGTGAACAGATTGCTTATAAAGATGCTGTTGACAAGCTATGGCCTCTTGAGGGATACTTGCTTGCCGAAGAACTCTATAACGCAAAGACACTCCTGTGAACATAACTAACCTACACAATCTACCTGAAGCAATTGTCAACGCAGTAAAGAATGATCCTTACTCAGCGGGTGACAGTGATATCAGCGTCACTAAACTAATAGACTCACCTCAGATTCGTGTGCTTCGTAAGAAGTATTCGAGTGCTGTTGTTGAAGATGTAACAGAACGTATCTGGTCTCTGTTAGGTCAAGCAGTACACACCATCCTTGAACGTGCTGATCAGGGCGATAACGTCATTGCTGAAGATCGACTGTTCGCTACCGTTGACGGTTGGAAAGTATCAGGCCAGTTTGATCGGTGCGATCTGCGCAACGGAATCCTTGACGATTACAAAGTAACCAGTACCTACAAGGTGCAGATGGATAGCCATGTGGAGTGGGAGCGTCAGCTTAACTGCTTGCGTTGGCTTGCCGTTACCAATGGGTACAAGGTTGAGAAGCTGCGTATTGTTGCCATCCTTCGTGATTGGCGCAAGGCAGAAGCTCTGCGTAATCCATCCTACCCACAGATGCCAGTGCATGTAATTGAGATTCCGGTTTGGAATATAGGTGACACGCACGAGTACATTAGGAATCGTGTATGGCGGCATCAAGTGGCAGAGGAAGGTGATGTGCCAGAGTGTACCCCTGCGGAAACTTGGTACACAGGAACGACATTTGCCTTGATGAAGAACGGTGGTAAACGAGCAGTCAAGATATATGAAAGGAAAGAAGATGCTGAACAAGGACTCGCTGACGGGTATTTTGTTGAAGAAAGGCGGGGTAGACATAGACGCTGCGAAGAGTATTGCGAAGTTGCAAACTTCTGCAAGCAGTGGCAATCTATCAGGGAAAGTTCTGCTTCTCCCATCGGGGAGGACGGTGGCGGTGATTGAAGCCACAGGCCGCGGGACATGGATCTGTCTTTATGATGCACCTCCCATGAGCAACAATGAAATGCTTCAATCAACTAAGGCGCAAATGTATGACTCTCGTCAGATAGAACTTACAACAGAGTTCCTGATGAAGTACGGAGAGGAGATAGTATGGAACAAAAGCTAATGGACATTAACGACGCAGCTAAGTACGTCGGTCTAACACCATTTACTGTGCGTAAGTTAGCGCGTACAGGACAGATCCCGGCTGCGAAGATTGGCAGGGCTTATAGATTCAGGCGCGAAGACATTGATGCGTACCTGAAAGAGCAGTACAAAACTCTTATGGAGAAACAAAATGGCTGAGGAAAAAGAGCTAGACTCAAAAGAACAGATGGATCATTGTGCAGCCCTAGTGCAAGCATGGATTGATTACAGCGTGAAAACACCAGAGCTAATGCTTGGCACCCAGCTTCGTGCATTCGGCGTATCGGCTGGCTTGTCTATGCGTATATGTGCTTTGGAAGAGTCGGAAGTTGAAGATGCAATAGACCAGATGTCTAAGTTGATTCGTGAGATCTATAAGAACTCAGAAGATACTATCAGTGTGGGGGCTGTTCACTAATGCAGAACTGCCTCAAGTGTGGGACTAAGACCTTAGTCTATGACACGCGCTTGACGGATACCGGAGACCTGCGTCGCAAGCGTAAGTGTCCTGCTTGCAACTACAGATACTCAACCATCGAGATGTTGGATGATGTTAATGTACCTGTAAGGACTCCGAATCCTGAGCCGCCCAAGGCTAAGGTAAAAGTTGGGAAGCCACAACCCAAAGAATCGGGAGGAAGTAAGAAGCCAGCTCGTCTAATGTACGATGACGAAGAGGAAGACTACGGATTCTCAGATGCAGATGTTATGAGAGACCTAGGAATCGGAGGAGCAAAGTATGAATGAACGTCTTGAGAAGATGGTGGAGATGATGGACAAATCTACCATGCAGTTCATGTCGTTTGATAGGCAAGAGAAACAGATAGCACAAGTTATTGCCTTGGCATCAGATCTTATTGAGAAGCTTGAGCAACGAGATCAATTGATTGCTAAGCTACGAATCAAACTTGAGGATCTGGAAAGTAAAGTAGCAGCATTGGAAGAAGATGTTGCTTACGAGAAGATCGGCGTATGATACTTGACATGATTGTATGGGGCTTTTTCTCTGCCTTGGGGTGGATGGGTGCCAATTACACGGTGGAGAAAATCAAAGGTGAGCCAACTGAACTACGGTGCGATCAGCCAGCAGCAAGTGGAAACACGAATAGCGTTCCAACGCAGGTTCGAAAAAGCTGTGAAGCTGAAGGCAAAGGATCGTAAGCTACTATACAAAGAATGGCGACAGGAGATAGGAGATATTGCTGCTCGTGAGACTGCAATGTTTGTTGAATCTTTTTTAAGGGGCGACAACCCCAAGACCAGAGAGAGGCCAAAATGGTTCGTGAATCTCAATACGATAACGTCAACAACCCAGAGCATTACGCCTCAGGAAAAATTGAATGTATCGATGCAATCGAGTCTGCTTTAACACCAGAAGAATTTCGTGGGTTCCTTAAAGGCAACGTCATGAAGTACATCTGGCGTGAGCGTAAGAAGTCCGGCGTTGAATCGCTCAAGAAAGCAGAGTGGTATCAAAAGCGCTTGATTAAATTTACTACTGACTCTAACATTGAGAAGGTAACAAAGCAATATAACTTCGTAGCTCAATGTATTCCAGAGGTTAACATCCCTCGCAGTATTCTGAGAGATGACCCTCGCGATGCATACGAAAGAACTGATGGTATGTACCACCACCTGAAAGTACAGGAGATTGATAAGTGACCCAATCGTTTGAAGTGATTCAACTAGATGTGATCCGATGGGCAGAAGATCGCGGGATCATTAAGAACTCCAACGCCAAGACACAGTTCATGAAGGCTGTGTCTGAGATGGGAGAGTTGGCAGACGCAGTCAATAAAGAAGATCGAGCTGGGGTTATTGACGGTCTAGGTGATGTGATGGTATGCTTGATCAACATGGCAACCATTATGGATTTGGATTTGAAACAATGTCTCGCCGCCGCATACGAAGAGATCAAGGATCGTAAAGGATATCTAAATGCGGAAGGCGTATTTATAAAGGAGCAGTAATGTCACAAGTCGTGGAGGAGTTTTATGAAACAGCAAGATTGCACGGGGCGGGAGTATGGCAGGACGCTATGGAGGAAGCGAAGAATATGTCACACCTCGAACTTGCCACTGCCTACGCAGACGCGGTCTCGCTTAACGCGTACTATGGAAAACTGGAGAATAAACTTAGCGCTGTTCCTAGACAACTGTTCGATAAAATTAAAACAGCTCTTGGACAAATGAATGCAGATAAGTTATTGCATGACGCTGATCTAGCAATTGATCAGGGGTACAGTCTGAACAAAAATGTTTCTGTCCCTACTGCACCCCTTCTCAGCTTACTGTCTTACAACAAGTTGATGCTCAGTCAATCA